CGCCACCAGCGCCACCACCACCAGCGCCACCACCACCAGCGCCACCACCACCAGCGCCACCACCACCAGCGCCACCACCACCAGCGCCTACACCGGGGGTCGAACCCGCACAGCCTGATACAGGTGATTGGTTTGGCCAGCAGGAGAACATCCTTGAGCAATTTCAAAATGACGTGAACCAGAACTTCGCTACGCAAGCAGAAGAGATTGCCGCCTTTGAGGCCTATGTACAACAGCAGTTTTTCGAAGCATCTACCGATACAGACAATAGGTTTGACCAGCAGTCTGATATTATAGCTCAGTTTCAAAGTGACGTGGATCAGAACTTCACTACGCAAGAGGAAGCGGTCGCGGCCTTAGATGCCTACATGCAACAACAGTTTGGGGTGCAATCTGACCAGATTAGCGGCTTGGAAGATACCTTTTTAGGGCAGATAGAGCAACTCGGGCAAGGAATTGGTGACCAGATAGGCGACCTCGGGCAAGGAATTGGTGACCAGATAGGCGACCTCGGGCAAGGACTTGGTGACCAGCTAGCGGAGCAGCAGATAGAAGACGAACGCCGCTCCGAAGAAAACGAACAGAGAAACGCCCAGCGGGACGTTATGAGCATGTTGCTAAATGCCCCAGATGCTGGAGGGCAACAAGTTACTGTAAGTACGCCAGACCCTGCGGAGATAGAATATATATACGATTTTAATAGTATATTCGCCAACCCAGAGCAAGAAGGTATGTTTGCTAGTCCATTTAGTATAGCGAATGCGCCTAATAACAATATTGGAAGAATGGGATTTGCCGAAGGCGGCCAAGTTAATAACGATTTAGAAGCATTAATTAGGATGCTTGGAGGAGAATACAATGGTTAGTGGAGTATGGGATTGGATCACAGATACGGGCGGAGACGCATGGGACTGGGCAACAGACACGGGCGGAGACGTATGGGACTGGGCAACGAACACTGGTGGGGCAATAGGCGACTTTTTAAATACCCCCGGTGGTGAGGCAGTCGGTACTGGTCTTATCGGCTTAGGCCTAAACATAGCTAAAAACAAGGGTTTTGGCGAAGCGGACATAAAACCTACGGGCTACCAAGGCGGGATTCCTGACATGGTTTATAACCGCGAAATGCTGAATATCCCGAATGACCCTAACCGTAGGCCGGGCCAAGCAGGTCGTAGGTACTTTACTGATGGAGAGTTCACAACTAACGGTGTTATGCAAGGTATACAAAGCCTTGCCCCCGAGGCGCAAGCCGGTCAAGTTACTGATATGGACGGGCGCCCCGTTGTGGATGATGGTAACCCCGTTGCGGGCGGTGGCGGTGGCGGTGGCGGTGGCGGTGGCGGTGGCGGTGGCGGCGACAATACACAACTAAGTCAATTCGCTATGGGGGGTATAGCACAACTACCAATAAACAGGTATGCTAGGGGTGGTCAAGCAGGACGATACTTACGCGGTGAAACTGACGGTATGAGCGACGAAATACTTACGACTATTGACGGTCAGCAACCTGCGGCGCTAAGCCACGGTGAGTTTGTTATACCTGCTGACATAGTTAGTCACCTAGGTAACGGAAATTCCGAAGCTGGTGCTAAGATGTTAGAGCAGATGATGTCTCGTGTACGCACAGAGCGTACTGGCAATAGTAAACAAGGGAAAGAAATTGACGCTAATCAATTTCTTCCGCAGTGAGGTAAGAAATGAGTACTCAACCTTTAAACGCTACCGGTACTAATACATCTGGTAATATAACAGGCAAGCAAACCGGCCAAGAATCTTCGCTATCTAACTGGGTAGGCCCATACGTAACAGAGATGCTAGGTAAAGGTCGAGCGTTAGCTAACCAAGACTTCCAAGCCTATGGTGGCCCGTTAACTGCGGGTCCTAGTGACCTACAAAACCAAGCGTTTCAAGGGGTAGCTAACTTAGTTGTACCAGACGCTAACATGTCATCATATAACCCCCAGTCGTTTACAGACCCGGGCGTGTCGCAGCAGTTTATGAACCCGTACCTGCAAAGCTCACTGCAGCCTCAGATGGACGAGGCTCGTCGCCAGAACATGATACAGCAACAACAACAGAATAGTGGGCTGTCTAAGGCAGGCGCTTTTGGTGGTTCTCGCCAAGCGGTTATGAACTCGCAGATGGACGACTCACTGCTACGTAACATGGCTAATATTACTGGCCAAGGTTACAACCAAGCGTTTAACCAAGCCCAAAGCCAGTTCAACACTGAACAAGACCGTGATATGCGTAGTGCAGGTCAAAACCAGAACTATGGTCTAGCGGCGCTATCAGCGCAGGGTAACTTAGGGCAGATACAACGTAATATAGCTAATGAAGGTGTGCAAGCTGACCGAGCTCAGTTCGAGGAAGAGCGCATGTTCCCATACAAGCAAACACAGTATATGCAGTCACTCCTGCAGGGGTTGCCGTTAGCATCTCAATCATACAATTATGCAGCACCTAGCGCTATATCAGAGTTGATGGGTACGTTAGGCGGGGCCCAAAACATACTGGGCTTTTTAACACCTACACCACCAACTAATCCCAACACTCCTACACCGTCTGGTGGGGGCGGAGGTAGTTTATTCCCGCCCGGTACAGACCAATCCCTTATAGACTTTATTAATGGTCTAGGTGGCGGTGGCAGTGGTGGTAACACGCAGTTTGACGATTTATTTAACAGTATTTTTGGCGGGGGGTAATTCATAATGGCTGGTATAGACCAACTAGTTAACGACAGGGTTGACACATATAGTGGTAATGAACAGGCGCTACAACAGCGTTATGCACAAAACCAAGACCTAATGGATTTACTAGCATTACAAAAGCTAAAATCCCAACAAGAAGCTGCGGGTCGTGAGATGCAGATGCAGGCGCAAAACAACCCTGACACTATTAAACAGCAGATGGAAGCTGAAATGGTTAAGCGGAACAAGGACGAACTATTGCAACGCGTAGGCCCAACTATGCAACGCCAAGCTGCACGAGAACAAAAGCAGATGCAGGAGGCGCCCCAGAGAGCCCAGCAAGCGCAGCAGGGTTTAGCTTCACTACAGCAGCAAATGCAGCAGCAACCACCACAACAGTTTAGTGACGGTGGGCAAGTAGCGGGTGAGGGTATCCCACAGAGTGTCGGCCCAGAAGAAGAAGTAGCTAGAATAGTTAAGCGGTTTAAAGACGAAGGTTTTACTAAAGAGCAAGCGCTTGAGAGGGTTCAGCAAGCACTATCCTCACAAGGTGGTGAAGGTGGCGCCGAGTTTATTGCACAGTTTGACCGAGAGTGGGACGGCGGCGAGACGCCACAAGGTGACGATTTAGAAGCTTTGATGGGTGAACTGCAACAACAAGGTGCGCCTGAAGGGGTTATGCCAGAAGCTATGACTGAGGAATTATCAGAGCCACAAATGCCACAACAGTTTAATGCTGGTGGGGATGTAAACCGTGAACCTGATTTAAGACGTAAACCGTTTGGTGGTAATCCGCTAGATCGCAACACTGTCACAGACGCAGAAATGCGCGCCCTAGAGGATGCTGGGTTTAAGAGTAAGAGTAACCTGAAATATAACCTACCTGAGGAAGATTGGCAGGACGAAATGGTAAAGTTAGGGCTGTCACCACAACGGTTTGATGTAGGAAGAAACTCTGTGCTGGCCGAACCAGATGTTAGCCGCGACGCTAGAGACTTTGTGGCGGGTATAATTGGCGATAAAGGGGAACCGTTGGCCAGTCCTGCGGTCGATAATGCGGTAAACCCCGCGACCACTAAAACAGACCCTAACACCACTGAAATAAAAACAGGCATCGAAGCCGCAGCCGCACCCGCACCTATAACTACTAATGACATCGAGTATAAGGCTGCGGATTACAGTGGTATAGCAGGTAACGTCCAAGGTTTCCTAGGCGGTTTCGGTATGGGCGCAGGGCAGTTATCTGACCCTGAAAAACAACGAGCTATAGGAGAGAAACGGGCCGAGGAAATGACAGGCCGTAAGGAAAAAACTGCTTCTATGCAGAAACTTATCGACCGTTACGAGAAAGTACTTAATGAGCAGCAAGATGCTGGTAAGTCTAAACGTGAGCAAATTAACGCGTTCTTGAGAGGTGGTGCAGGTCAATCATCTATGGGCATGGCGCTAGCCAGTGGTTCAAGTAGCCTCGCACAAACTAGAGAAAACCAAGAAGCACAGGTACGTACAGGTGTTAGAGAGCTAATAAAGGCTAACCGAGACCTAGCAGTATTTGATAGCGAGATGGCTAAGACTACCTTAGAAAACGGCATGACGTATTTCCAAGAAGCTAAAAACGACAGCCGTGCAGCCGCTGAGATGGCCTCGCGTATGACTAACCAACAAATGCAGAATGCTAACATACAAGCACAGCAAGAATATAACGCGATGTCGGATAACGAGAAGCGTCGGTTAGATGCGGAAATAGCAAATGGTAATAGGTCAATACGTCAGGCCGAGTTAGATTTCGCGCAAAAATCGCAAACTAAACACGACAGATTAATGCAATATGCTACGCTTGCAAGACAAGCAGGCGCCATAAACTCAGAACGGGCCGATAGAATTCAAGGTATACTCGAAAAAGACCTTGAGTATAAGAAAGCGGTAGTACAATTTAAGGGCGCGTCCGCAGAACTAAAGAAAGCAATGGACAAGGGCGAGAGTGCGGAAAAGCAGGCTAAAATTAAGCAGGACATAGCGACGGCTAGATTTGATATGGATCGGCGAGGGGATTCGGCTAACTTGAACGCGCTAAACATACAGAATGTTAGTGGGCAGTTAGCACTACAGAGTAGGGTTATGGCGGCAATGGATACAATACTCCCCGAAGCAAACCTAGAAATACTGACTGACAAGGCTAGTGACAGGGGGGTAATGCAGGGCTTAAGTAGCAACGCTAGTACTTTCTTGGAGCGATCCCGTACAGAATCACTCGGGGGCCTATAAATGTATTCTACCGCTCAAATTGAACGCGCTATACAACTGGCCAGAGAAGCAAACAATGCGGAGGCCGTAAGAGAGCTAACCCAAGCATACCAACAGGCTATGGCGCAGGAGAGGGGAGCTGCCGCAGGGTCACAACCCTTTGAGCCCGTTGAATATAATCAGGATTACAACCCAAACCGCGTAGTGCGTAATCCTGAAGACGCAAATATATTCCAGAATATTGCGAGCGGGTTAGGCGCGGGTGCAGTAGGCATGATAGAAAGTGCAGCATTGGGTATTAACGCGTTACAAGAAGAAGAAGCTGAACTAGCCACTAGAGATAAGATAAATTCTATTGCCGAAAGGTTCCGCCCCGATGGTGGTAACCCAGACTCTGTGGCTTATAAAGTAGCAAGTGGTTTAGGTAGTATTTTAGCCGTAGCACCGGCAGCTTTACTTGGTCCCGCCGCGCTACCAGTTGGTGCAGGAATAGGCATAGCCGCTGGTGCTGGTGAAGCTACAGAACGTGCGCGTGGTTTTGGTACGAGTGAAGAAGACCGTAATACAGCTACTAGGTACGGAGCGCTTATAGGCATTACTGAAATACTGCCGTTAGGAAGACTATTGAAAGCGTTCGAGATACCGTGGCTGAAAAAGCTAGTATCCAAGGCCGACCCTAAAGACATACAGCGCCAACGTGACCGCATAGGTAACGCCTTTAAAACAGGTACTGCTGAGGGCGCACAAGAACTTACAGCAGCGGTGCTACAGAACCTAGTGGCCCAAGGGTATAACCCAGAGCAAGAATTATTTGAAGCAGGTGCTTTCGAGGAAGGCGCCATTGGCGGTGCAGCAGGTGCTATACTACAAGGCGCCGTTGATTTATTTGCTCGTAAGGGCGCACGTCTTAATGAGTTACCCTCTGCAACACCTGACGATGCAGCACCTACTGGGCCTACAGCACCTACTGACGGGCAAGCGTTTGATGACGACCCTAGTGGGGCGGGCCCAGTAGCCGATGCTACTGCACGTGAAGTAGGGCTCACTGACCAAGATATTGACGACTTGAGTGGCGGCGACCTAGAAACAGTTACGGGCGCCCCAGAAACAGTTACGGGCGGACCAGAGCTTGCACCAGAGCCTACCGTTGCCGGTACGCCAACAAATGATGCAATGGTAAAGCGTGAGCGCTTCATGGGGCTGGTTGAAAAAGAGCAGGAATCACGAGCGGGTCGTGGTCCAGAACTAAGCGGTGCTGAGGTAGCAGAGTTTGAGGCACTAAGTAGCGAACTCTCAAGACCTGAAGCACCTAGGACAGATGGTCGCCAGCTTAACCTAAACGTATCTAATGCTATGGGCGCTATAACTAAAGAGGATAGGGCGGCGCAGAGTCGCACCGAACGGGCACAAGGGCAGGTCGCACCTCAAATTACACCAACCCAACCTACTGAAACCCCTAACCAACCAACCCAACCTGATTTATTTGCCGTAGCTGACGAGGCTGATAATGCAGTAAGAAGGGCCGAGAATAACGCTTTCGATGATGGCATAGCTCAGACTCCACAACGTGACATGTTTAGGGCCGAACTCGTCCAAGATACAGGCGACCAAGATTATTCTGCCATGTCTGAACGTCAAGAACAAGGACGCGCTACACAACGTACCTTAGACGAAGAGGCACAGATAGAGAGTGACTTATTAGACGAGGCGGCTGAGCCAATGCGGGCCAGCCAAATGGATATTGACGATGAATTTAGTGCTGCAATGTCTGAATCGTATAGTGCCAACCAGAAACAGCGTGACAGCATGTTACAGAGTTGGATGTCTCAGAATACTGAAACTAACCCTAGCAAACTAGCTAATGGGTACTCGTTTAGATTAAAGCAGGCTGGGCTTGACCCAGAAGTAACTGCCGACGAGCGGACACGTATCAATAACATCGCTAATTCAAAAGCTGCCGTGCAGGCAGATACAGTAGCCAAGAGAGACGCACCTGTTGCTAGCCAGCCTGTCGAAACAACACCTTTGGTTACTGCTGAAACAGCGCCTGCGGTAGCACCTGCACCCACCGTCGAACAAGAACCAGTTAGCGGTGTACGTGATGCAGGTAACCCTGCTGTAGCGCAAGCTGTTAACAGGGCCGTTAACCCACAGCCTAATGTAGCAACTGACCCGATTACTGATGCGGGCGTAGCTCAGGCCGAAACACAAGCCGCAAATGTACCTACTGCTGTTGATAACCCGACTGCTTTTACAGAAGCCGTTAGAACCCAAGAAGCTGAAAAAGCGGCCGCCGCCGCTAGTAAGGCGGAACCTGCTAAGAAACCTGCAACGAAGACTGTAGCTAAGCCCGCGACCCGTGAAGCAACGTCAGATTTAGAACCTGCAACGAAGGCTGTAGCTAAGCCAGAAACAAAGCCAGAAACAAAGCCAGAAACAAAGCCAGAAACAAAGCCAGAAACAAAGCCAGAAACAAAGCCAGAAACAAAGCCAGAAACAAAGACTGTAGCTAAACCTGCTGTGACCCGTAAAGCAACGTCAGATTTAGAATCTGCAACGAAGCCTGTGGATAAACCAAAAGCTACACCTGATAAGAAGTCACCTAGCGTTACTAAGTCCAAGGCTAGCCCTAAAAAACAAGCTACACCTGAGCCCACTGCTAGGCAAACATCAGACAATGTGACTAAACCCGCAGAAAAAGGCGCTAAGAAAGACGTAAAAGTTACAGCAGAAACGATGCCTACGTCTAAGACGGACAAGCCTAAAGTAGGCATAGCGGAGGATGAGAACTTATTGCGTAAGGACCCTAAAGTTAGCGCAGATATGTCGCTAGGGAACGAGGGGGACAAACAGTTTAGAGATAGTAAGGCAGAAGAAGGTAGCCTCGTATCTAAAGACTTCGGGCGTATGATGACCACAACGTCTAGTAAAATGAAACCCGACCAACTGAGTACGGTTAGAGACTTTATAGATTCTATAAGTGCCACAACTAATAACGCAGGGTTACGAGCATTGGCGGAATACCGCCGCCTGACGGACAATATTGAAAGCGCACTATACTGGATAGCTACTGATTTAAACGTAACCTATGACAGTTTTAAAAACCTGAAAGACCAGACTAAATCCGACAAGAAGGCGTTCGGCCAAACAGGTAAAACTGCCGCAACTAAAGCGTTGGCGTCTATAGAGGGTTTGGGTACAACGCAAGATATATCTAGCGTCGTTAAGTGGATGCAGGAAACTAATGCTAAGTATGTTAAAGATATAGAAAACCAAGGTTCTAACATATCAACACGTGATAAGAAGATACCCGAAGATAGGGCACGTGCAGCATCGTTAGCTAAGTCACAATCTAAGTCGGACGAGAAAGCAGAGCGTCAAGAGTATAGCGACAACAGCATATTCGACAGGGACTTTGATAGTGAGTTTGACGGTTTCGTTGACCCTAACGACTTGTTCCTACCGCCTGAATCTGTAGCGGCTAGCGCACAAGCACTGCACCCAATTGCACAAGACATGATACTACGTGGGGACCTGAAGGGTGCACTCGAGTTTGTAGCCGCATCTACTAATAACAAGGATATTAAGCGGGTAGCGAAAGCGCTGGCTAATAATATTGGAGAAACTACGATAGAGGTAGTGGAGAATCTAAACAGTATTGCGCGTAACACGCAGATAGCAGGGGTATTTTCCCCGATGACGAATACTATCCAGTTAGATTTAGATAATGGTATGAATATTCATACGCTGCTTCACGAATCTACCCACGCGGTAACAAGTCATAGGCTAAGTAATAAATCAGACCCAATAACTAAAAAGGTAACTGCAATATACGAAGCAAGTAAGGATTATTTAGAGAACGCTTATGGGGCCACTAACCTAGACGAATTCGTTGCCGAAGCATTCAGCAATCCAGAGTTCCAAACGACGCTCTCCAACCTAAGACCTGACGGCAGACCTGATAACATATTTCAGGAGTTTGCCACTATAGTGCAGAACATGGTGCGCCGTTTCCTAGGTATGTCACCTACTACTGATGCCAACAACGCTAAGACTGAAGTAGAGAAATTAATCAACTCACTCATGTCGCCCGCGCCTACTAGCCGTCTAGCAGGTCAGCTAAACCTAGAAAAACGACTAGACCAATTGGCTAAAGAAACTTTAGATGGTCGTGATGTAGGTAAGATAAATAGAGCCAACTTAGTTAAGAACATGGCTGATTTCTTCAGTTCGTCTGCCCCACAGCGGGTAAAACAAACGCTAGCAGGGTTCGCACCCATGCAACCATTGGCGGATATAGCGCAGAGCTACGGGTTTGGTAGGCTAGGCTACGATTTAGATAAGACGCTACTAGAGCGTAAGGAAGCACTGGGCCGCGCTGAAAAAAGGGCGGGTGATATTGTTGTAAAGGCCGGTAAGTTACTTAAAAAACTAGAAGGTGACGACTATAGGTTCCTTAACACGATAACCTACAATGACGAGATTGGTTCGACCATGGAGCAAGTAGACCCTTTCTTGACGGAGAAGAAGGCTACGGAAACTTACGGTTTAGGTTCGCAAAAGCTCGAGATATGGGCCCGCCAACAGGAAGCGGTAGAGAAATTAAGCCCTTCGGCAGTGGAATACTATGAGTTCGTTAAAGCTTCGTTTAAGTCGGAGTTTGAAAGGGTTAAAGACGCCATATTATTCCAAATAAAGAACGCTGGTGGTACTGAAACCACTACCCAGACAGTAAGCCAAGAGATACTTACTATACTCACCAAAATAGGAGAGTTGTCGGAATACATGCCGCTGGCACGTCAGGGGGAGTACAAACTTAGTTACCAACTAAAAGACCCATACCCTGTAGCGGACCCTGACGACCTAGACAGTGTAGAAACTGTTAGTAAGGCAATAAAAAACAATAGGTTTGTTACACTGTTCTTCGATAGTAAGTACGACAGGGATAGAGTTGCTAAAAATATGAAGGACGAAACAGACGTAGAGACCGACACTATCAGCACTAGGGATGGGGATTATACCTACGACGATTTCGAGAAGATGCCCCCCGCTTCGTTCGTACGTAAAACCCTAAGTATGCTAAGAGCTAACGGGGTGGAAGAGTCCATACAGACTGATATACTGCGCCTATTCGTGGAGACTATGCCCGAGAACTCGTTCCAGCGAACTCTACAGGGACGTAAGAAGATTAAAGGTTTTATACCCGACATAGATACAGCCCTAAAATCTAAGATATACAACTTAACTCGTCAGGTAGCTAGGTATAAGCATGATGCTAAGCTTTCTGATATAGAGCGGCAGATTAAAGAGCGCCATAAGCGGATGCAGACTATAAAGAACTCAGAACGGGACGACCCTTCTAACACGGAAATAGGGGATAATACTGCTAGTCCTGTCATCTATAAAGAGTTTGTAGAGCGTATATTATTTGCCCGCTCTGGCGCCAAGAACCCACAGATGGAGAAGTTTGTTAGGTTTGGTACGCAGTATGCGTTCCTAAGTACCATAGGCGGCAGTATTGCTTCTGTTATATCTAACCTAGCACAAATACCTGTCATAATTTTCCCAGCATTAGCGGCCAAATATGGGATGCAGAGAACAACTTCCGAGCTGGAGTTTGCCCGGCGTCTAGTTATGGGCGCTAAGAAAGGGTCCCGCGCCGAGAGAGTTGGCACTAAATTATTGGATTCCGTGACCATTGCGTATGGCATAGACGCTTATTACGACATAACAGATGACCCTAAAACTGACGAGGCTAGTTTCACGGTGCGTACTGACATGGAATTAAAACCTGAGATGGTAGCGGAGTTAGAGGCGCTCATACCCATGGTTAAGTTAGCAAGAGACCGTAACATGCTTGATGACTCGTTAATCAACGACCAGATGAGCTTAAACGACATTGAGGAGATACAAAAAGGTAACCCTGCGTCTAAGTTCTTTCACGGGATGGTGTCTGTATCCGCGATGATGTTTAACCAAGGTGAGCGGTTTAACCGTCAGATAACACTACTGGCATCATATAACCTAAACCTAGGTGTATTAATCGAAGCTAACGATAAGGCAAGTACTAAGAAGCCCCTTGCTGAATTGCGGCAAGAAGCGGCCGAAGCCTCGTTCCACGAAACTCAAGAGTTAAATGGTGGTAACGTGTTAGAGACTACTTCTCGCTACGCCCAGCAAGGTATAGGCAGGATGGCGTTGATGTATAAAGGGTTCGGCATAAACATGGCGTATACCCAACTTAAAATGGCGCGGAGGTCGGCTAAGTTATTCTACGGGGCTAAGACAAAAGAAGATGTTGCTATGGGTAAGATAGCAGCTAAGCAAATAACTGCTATATTCGGCTCGGCCTTGTTCATGTCAGGTGTGTATGGTGTACCTATTTACGGCGCTGTGCAGATGGTCGTTGACCTATTCCGCGATGACGATGAGGATGATTTCGATAAGTTAGTAGAAGATAATATAGGTTCGGCATGGTATCGCGGGGCACTTAACCAGATATTAGATGCGGCGGGTGTACCGATAGACATAGGGTCACGTATTAGGCTAGCCGACCTCATATTCCAAGCTAACCTATACAACCCAGACGCTTCACCAGAAGAGACGATAGCATACTATTTAGGTGGTGTGCCGTGGAGTATGGTTAAGAAAACTATACGGGGTGTAAATGACCTTAGAGAGGGGGATTACCAACGCGGCATTGAGGCTATAATACCTACAGCCTTATCTAACCCGCTGAAGACATTCAACAGGTATATGCCAGATTTCGGCATAAAGACACGTAGGGGGGATTATATATACGGCGAGCTGAGTATGGGTGAGTTAGGCGCACAGATTATAGGATTCCCACCTGCAGCTTATTTACGCCAACAAGAGACTAACCGTAAGGCTAAAGGCATAGACATTTTTATTAACCAACAAGCTACCAAGCTTACCAAGAAGTATTATGTAGCGGCTAGGAACTTAGACTACGATACTATGGAGGATGTTATGTCTGATATTCGTAAGTTCAATGGTAAAAACCCAGCAGCGGCTATCACAGAGGAAGCTATTATCAGGTCACTAAAATCACATGCAGACACAAGTGCCACGATGTATAACGGTGTTACGTTGAGTAAGAAGTATCAGGATATTATTGAGGGTGACTTACAAGGTGTGTATGGGAGCTTTAGTCCTGTGGATGACTACTTTAACAGGAACATGTAAAAAAGAAGGCCCCGCGAAACTGGAGGAAACTCGGGGCCAACCCAACTAAGATGCAGTGTTAGAAAATTATAAACTCCACTGCAGTTTGCACTATATCATAAGATTCGCCAGATGCGTACACCGAAGAACATATTTTCTATACGCGCCTCGCTTTTTAACATCCATCCCCGCCCCTTGAATATGCGTCGCGTTTGTGTGACCGCCGCAGTAGTGTTGATACAAGGTACGAAAATGGACGCTCCTATGACCATAGCGTCCCAGTTGATAACCATAACTAGCCCATCAGGGCATAGTTCGCCACTCTTTAATATCCGCCTAGGTGGACTCCATGCCTTCTCCAGATACCAAGCCTTCACCTTCGTCTTCTTCGCCCTCTTCACCATCTTTATCCCAATCAAAGCGGAACTTCAATACTCTGGCTTTTGGTAGGTCTAGCGGAAAACCTCTCGTTATTTTCATACTAGTAGCCTCGGCGCCGAAGTCCTTAATTAAGTCGTCCCGCAAATCTTTATACGGGATACTCCGCTTACCACACCACTCCATAAGTGGTTTTAGTAATATGTAGAACATCTTCGTATCTGGTTCGTACCTAGCGACTAGCCTGCCTCGTGCTACTTCTTCTGGCAATATGTACGAGTCGATTAAATCACTATCCTTACGTCTATCTACCGTGCTGTCTATACGTAGTATATTACTTATATGCTCCGCTATAAAGTCGTTCATATGGTCAATAGCGCTACCGTCCATGTTAGTAAGCCCTACTTTATTACTCTGTAACAACTTATTGACCGCCCAAGTTAGTACTGGCTGTATGTCGAACGTAATTAAACCTGCTTTCTTTGCTATAAACAGGCCCGATATAGTGTAGGTCACCTGTGCGGACCAAAACCTATTCTCAGATGTTAGGTTAGCTAGTCTATCTACTGTCTTACCTATTTTAGTCGCTATCTCCCGCACTTCATCTATATTGTGCATGACAAACTGTACGAACTCTGGCCCTGCATGCCCATAGTTTTTCTGTACTCCCTTAGAGAACGCGTCAGTAGTAGCTTTATCTTTATGTTCGTCGAAGATGCGTGGCACTTTGCATTCGAGTATTCGCTGTGCTTCGGCTTTTGGTGAATCTTTATACTTGCCGATTACTTCTAGTATTGACGTGTTACCTGTTGTAGCCGCCATTAACGACCATGCGACACCGCGCTCACGTTCCGTGTTAGAAGAACCGCTCATGCGCCCACGTTGCTTACCGCCAGTAAACTGATACACCATGTCTGAAGCGGCTTCACCTGACAGGTTAGTGATTTCGTCAAGGGGTATTGGTAAGTTATGGTATACTTCGCACCTGTTCATTTTAAACGCTATGGTATCTTCTTTAGACAGTACGAACTCCGAAGGGTCCGCCCACACACTAGCAATTGCTTCCAGTATAGCCGACTTACCTACGCCAGATTCTTTGCTGTAAAAATGCACTGCCGAACAACTTACATTGGCTAGTTCCATGAGTATAGAGCCAAAGCTTATACCTAGGGCATACTGCTGTAATACAAACTTGGGGTCATTCCAAATAGCAATAGTTTCCTGCCAACCTGCCAACGTACCTACAGGTTCGAACATTGGGAACAGTGACCTTGTATGTGACGACGGCGGGTTAAACTCAACTCCTTTAGGTGTGAGTTTGCGGTTACCTGTGACGAAAGAATCAAAGTTTTTACCGACCCAACCAAATTGCCTATGTGCTTCATCAGCTTTATTAGTAACTTGCAATTCATTAACCCATTGCATTATATAGTTCCTTAAATCGTTATAATCCCGCGCCATGATGCCTTCACGTGCTAGCACTTTGCGTAGCTCTTCTTTGGACGATGCCGCTATCATATCGACACTAAATTCACGCACACCATCTTTAGGTAGGTGTACTCTAAGAACAAGGGCCTCACCGCTACCAACATCGTAAGTACGTTTAACTACATATACGTCATGTTGGTATATTAGCTTCTCTTCATCAGGACCATCGTCGGACGGCACTCGTAAATACACCCCGCAATTCTTACCTCGGAAGTACGGGAACGGGTATTTTGGTATGGGGAACTGCCCTATAGGAGCGTTGGGTAGGTTCAGTGATGGAGCGGTGACTAACTCTAACACTTCCTCTGACTCGTCACCCTGTGATGTGTCGCTTTTATATACACTACCCTCTACTTCGGCTTCTTGTACCCGCATACCTATAGCAATCGGGGACTTGAACTTGCCTTTTAGTGGGCAACCGTTGCATCCTTCTGGGTTAGCATCAGAGAAATAGTCGCACGTTTGTGGTTTCGGTATCTCACTTGCTTTCGCCTCAGTCTTATCGTAGTCATACTCCGTATGCTTCTTAGATATAAAGTGTATGGCTTTGTCACGGTCAGAACAAAACTGGGCTATGGATAAACCCGCTCTCCACAGAGGTTCAGGCGCCTCGTTCTGGTGAGTTACTAGATATTTAATCTGCTGACAGCCACGCCCTGCTAGTGACTCGGTTAGTATTACTTTAAATATGGCTTCTTTGTTGCCCGCTAGTTGTTGGTTCAAACCACTCAGAGCGGGGTTAGCCAGTGTCGTTATAGTTGTAAGGGGTTCATCCTCACCTACTATAGCCTTAAAACCCTCAAAAGAAGTTACTGCACCTTCTAAGCAGATTGGCACATCTTTCGGGGGACTATACTTAATGTTCTTAGTTAAGGGCATACGTAGTATGCGTGACCCGTCACCTGTTAGCCCGTGGTCAGCATGGAAATTATGTTGCTTGCACAGGTTCTTCAAACGAATAGCTACCGGCTTCCATACCTCGAAAGTAACTGCACTCTCTAAAGGCCAGTACGCATGAAACCCACCACCAGAATCTACAACGAATGGTTTAGGTAACTTCAATACCTTACACAGCTCTTTTAAGGCACTGAATGCTTCATGTTTTAGTTTAAAACCTTTATCAGGCCCGCAGTCTATATCCAAAAAGAAAGTGCGTAGGCAGGCTATGTTGTTATGTTTTCTAGCACCTTGTTCCTTACGTTCTTTAAATGATGCAATAGCGTAGAAAGTATTGATAGGGTTAGCATCGAATCGGTTGGCGGCTGTTATCAACTGGTCGATAGTGTCAAAAAATAACTGCTTACCCTTACCGTCATTGTCTATAGTCTTGAGACAGTACAAACCCTCTGGGCATAGCACGGTCTCCAAAAATGTTCTTCGGTTCATATAATCACCACAGATAGAAAAGCCACGACACACACAAATGCCGTGGCTTAGGGGTTAGTTTTTATGCGTCGTCCCAATCGTCTATGATGCTAGCTAAATCTTCGTCAACTTCTACACTCTTGGCTTTCTTCTTAACTGCCTTAACAGGTTCCTCTATCTCGTCCTCTTCGGGCACGTCAGCGGGTTCTGGTTTAGTTTTGGCCTCCTGCTTAATTTCAGGTTCAGGTTTAGTTTTGGGTTCTTCTACTGCTTCCGACTTACTAACTTGCGATACCTTGTCAGTCTCAGCTACGGTCATGTCTAAGGCTTGCTTTACTTCATCTGTGCCCTTGACCTCGACTACCACGTTAAGCTCTGGCTCTGTTAATGGACGCGCCGCTTTAAAGAATAACTTAGGTGTCTCCGCTTCTTCGTCAAAGTACATACTAGTTATAACAGCAATCGCAGGCGCTTTGTTAGCACTCAAGAATCTGGCGTAGGCTTGCATTGGCATCTTACCACCCTCTGCGCCACCGAACACAGACGTAGCAGGCAACTGTAATTGATATACGGTGGTCATATCTTCTTCTAGTACAACGGCTAGGCGCTGACTAAATCTACACGCTCGTGAGTCACCTTGGCCGCTACCTTTAATAGATTGTGTGCACGTAGCGCACTTATCTGACTGGCGGTTTGCTTCTGGTACGTCTGCACTAGGTGTCTTGGTATCCGCTGACCAACATGTAGGCGGTGTTACCGCTTTAGGGTCATAAGAACCTTGATAATAGGTACGCGCTATAGGTGCGGCGTCTATTATTACGATGTTGATACTTTCTTCTTTACTCACACTAACTTGTTCCCCACCAACTACCATGCGGAACTTACCACCTTTGATGCTGATGCGCTTGTAGTCGCCACCGCCAGAACCCGCTAGTTTATCGTTGTCTACTAGTAGATTCTTGAATAGGTCGCTGTTAGCTAATGTACCTGCTAGATTGGAAATGTCATTACTCATGTTAATTCCTTATAGGTCTTTTTCGTATTCGTCTAGGATAGAATGTAACTCGTCGTCTTCGGCGCCTGCGGACACTACAGTAGTAGCTAGGGATTCAAGCTCGTCTCCTGTCGCCTCTATCTCAGACTGCGTAACGGTTACATCTTTACCGGCATCACGTGCTAGCAAAGCAGCCTCAACTTTAGCGCTGTTGAACCTGTATATTGAGGATACCTTAACATAGGTATCCGCAGGTATGTCTCCTGACTTAACCCAATTCCTAATAGTTGAAATGGATACGGCAAAGTGCTTAGCTAAATCTTCGATTACCATGTATGAACTCATTACTTATTTTTCCTTACTGTTATTTGATATTCTGACGTCTGCTCCAGTGATGGGGGCAACACATCGGGGTTTTCTTCAATGTACTCTTTGACAGCGGTTTGGTTTAGGCGCTTCTCAAAGAATTCGGGTAGTTCGTTCTCAAGTATAAACTTGTGCATATCGGCCCAATCGCTAGACCAGTATCGGGTTTTGGTAGTTCTAAAAAACGTACCAGAAGTGGTTTTGACGCTCTCGACGCCCTGCGTCTTGCAGAAACTAAGTAGTGCTATCTTAATCTTGCTTTGGACGTCTTCTAGTTTTTTGTTCTCTTCCTCAAAAGCGCGTTTTATTTCTGCACGTTTGTCACGTATTTTGATAAACGTGCGGGTTAGTTTTTCTATAAGGTCACTGTTTTCGCTCATCTTTGTAACTCCAGTTTGTTGTAAGACGTTCACTATAGTACGCTATGGTACGCTAGTCAAGTATTTGTTTGTATAAGTCTATAATCTTTGTGTGCAGGTTAATTTTACTATCAAGTAATGAGTAGATATGGTTTTCCACGGGCGACCCACACAGCTTCACTACTGTACATTTGTGATTCTGCCCCGCCCTATGAAACCTAGCGTTTGCCTGTGCATAGGTCTCGAGTGAACTTGTTGGCCCCCACCATACCGTAGTACTAGCCGCTGTTAATGTAACTCCATGGGCGGCAGATTGCGGTTGGATAACTAACACCTTTGGGTTATCTGAATCTTGGAACTGTTTGAATATTTTAGTCCTTGCATGTGCGGGCACGTCACCTGATATAATCTCATTCGTGATACCGTCAGAAGTCAGCTTGTTTGAGATAACGTCGATGACATTTTTAAACGGGGCGAACACAATCACTTTCTTGCTAGATTCGTCTATAACCTCCCGTAGCACTTTATATCGTTCCGATATGTCGAAGTGGAGTACTTCTTTAGTGTCAGTATACGTAGCCCCGAGCGCCACCTGTAACAACTTACTCAGTGCTATAGCGGCGTTGGCGGCAGTAACTTCTTCACCTGCGGCTTGGATTACTAACTTAGTCTTCAAGGCCTTGTAATATTTGGCTTGTTGGCGAGATAACTGAACCTCACGCTTCACGTAAACAAGTTCGGGTAAGTCTAGGCACTCTTCCTTGGTGAAACGTATAGCAGGTTGGAGAATTTTATGTACTGTGGTATCAGCGTCGCGCTTAGGTATCCACTTAAACTGGGTTATCTTGTGCATCAATTGGTCGCGGAATGAGTATAGCGACCTAGGCACGGTACTTCTATCGGATAGTTTAGCTAGTCCATAAGCATCTAGTGGTGACTGTGCGGCAGGTGTACCCGTCATTTGCCATAACCACGTTTCAGGCCCGACTAACTTGTTCATTATCTTCCATCGGTTAGATTGCGCGTTCTTGTAGTGTGACGCTTCATCTACAATAATCAAGTCAAAACCCCCGTTCTTAATTTCGTCAAATATTACTTCTATCCCGTCGTAATTGATTATCACGTAGTCCGTGTTCATAGCGAGTATCTTCTTCCGCTTCTCCTTAGACCCGTAAGCGACTTCAACCGAGCGGTGCATGGCGAAGTTAAACATATCATCACGCCATGCCGATTCCATGATAGACAGGGGGCATACAACTAATACACGTTTAATCTTGCCTATTGATAGTAAGTAGTCTGAAGCCCCTATGGAAGCACCAGTTTTACCCGTACCCTGCTCGTTAAAGCAGAACGCTCGTTTGTTCATGGTCAAGAATGCGGCTGTAGTTATTTGGTGGTCGAACGGCGTGTATTTAGATTTCCACGTATACTTGCCTGTGATAGGTGAGGGCACAGTAATACCCATGTTTTTAAGCACCATGGCTTCATCTAAACCCCAATGTACGGCTACCTCGTTAGTGCCTAACAACTTGCTTTTGGGTATTAGGTTTGCAATCCTTTGGGGGTCACGCAACTTCAACAATACAACTTTGTTGTCTATTATCTTCATGTAAGTATATATCTCCAGTTCACTGCCAATGCTATTTTGTTAGGGAATCCCTAACTTATTTCTTCTTCTGGTAATTACGTGCCCTGTTTTTACTAGGTGACTCTAGTTTGTATCCGTCTGCGTTCGTGCCGCCTTTACTTAATGCTTTAGTGTGGCTTACATCTTTACCTTTACGCTTCGGTGACTTCTCCATCACTGTGCCAGTATCACGCTTGTCTACAGCACGTCTAGCGCGTTGGCGCTCCATGC